AAATACTTTTTCTTGTATTTTAAGTATTTTTGTTCGTAATTCATATATATATATTTAATATATATAAATTTTTTTATAATAATTAATCAACTTGCTCCATATTGGATTCTTCATCTACTACCTCATCTTCGTTTAGCTCAGGTAGTTCTTCATCTTCTACTTCATCGTCATCAATTGATAAACCTAGTTTAATTAGTCTATGAATTCTATTTCCAAATGATGTTGGTTCATCAAGTGAAAATCCAGATGTTAGAAGTGATGTATCATATAGTAGCCAAATTAGATCTTTTACAGTCTTGTCACTTTTATCAGCAGCTACCTTTTCACGTAAAGATTTAATAATTACATTAGTAGGATTAATTTCCATAGTTTTCTTTGATGACATATATGATGATGATTCATTACTTCCTAGTGCTTGTGCCTTCATAATACGTTCCATATTTGCTGACCAGCCATATTCACCTGTTACAAGAATGCATGGAGAATCTGCTAGGCGTGGAGATACAACTACTTTATCTACCTTATCATCTAACACTTCTTTAATTAATTTACATAATTCTTCAGATTCTTTTTTTGCTTCTTCAAAAGACTTCTTTTCTTCTTCATCTTCACCTAGATCAAGTCCTTCCTTTGTTACACAAATCATACTTTTATCTTCATATGTCTTCAATTGCTGTACAGCATATTCATCAATTGCATCTGTCATATATAATACTTCAATGTCCTTCTTCTTTAGCTTTTCTAGGAATGGAGATGATTCAACTGATTTTTTACTTTCACCTGTAATATAGTAAATTCCTTTTTGATTTTCAGTCATACGTCCAACATAGTCATCAAGTGAAGTCATAGTAGTGTCAGATTTAGTTGAATAAAATCTTAGCAATTTAGCAATTTTACTTCTGTTTGAACTATCTTCATGAATGCCAAGTTTTAGATTCTTAGAAAATGCTTCATAAAATTTAGTATATTTTTCTTCATCTTCTGCAAGTTCATTAAATAGTTCTAAACTCTTCTTAACCAAATTTTTACGAATTACTTTCAGAATTTTATTTTGTTGAAGTGTTTCACGAGAAATATTTAGTGGCAAATCTTCAGAATCTACCATACCTTTAATGAAACTCAACCATTCTGGCATTAAATCTTCACAGTTATCCATGATAAATACCTTTCTTACATACAACTTAATAGAATTATATTTCTTCTTTTGACCACCATTAAACATATCAAATGGAGCACGTTTTGGTACGTAGATAATTGAACTAAATTCTAATTGCCCTTCAACTGAAAAGTGCTTCACTGCAGCATGTTCTTCCCAATCATTTGAAATAGATTTGTAAAATGTAACATATTCTTCATCCTTTACATCTTCAGGTTTACGAGTCCAAATTGGTGCTTGAGAATTAAGCTCCTCCCATTCATGTGTCACTTCCTTTACTGTTTTTGTTTTTTTCTTTTTTTCTACTTCTTTCTCGTCTTCATCTACATCTTCAATTACAGGTCCATCATCATCATCTTTACTTTCTTGAACTTCTTCTTCCTCTTCTGCTTCATCATCTGTTACTTCTTTTTCTGTTGTTTTTTCTACATACAATTTGATTGGAAAACCAATAAATTCACTATGTTTTTTAATTAAATCTTTTAGTCTCTTTTCTTCAAGATATTCCTTCATGTCTTCCTTTAATACCAAGGTAATACGAGTACCGCGTCCAATCTTATCATTTTCTTCATCTTTAGTAATAGTAAACTTGCCACCTGCAGACGATTTCCATGTATATTGCTCATCATCGTTATTTTTTGAGGATACAATAACTTCATCAGCTACAAGATATGCAGAATAAAATCCAACACCAAATTGTCCAATCATAGAAATATCACTACCTGCCGATAGAGCTTCCATAAATGCTTTTGTACCTGATTTAGCAATTGTACCAAGGTTATTAATTAAATCACTTTTAGTCATACCAATACCAGTGTCAGCAATTGTGAGTGTATTATTAGCTACATCAGGAATAATATTAATTTCCAAATTTTTTTCGCTTTCTAATGCTTCTGTATCTGTTAAGCTTTTAAAACGAATTTTATCTAATGCATCACTTGCATTAGAAACCAATTCACGTAAAAAGATTTCTTTATTTGAGTAAAAAGTATTAATTATTAACGACAACAATTGATTGATGTCAGCGCTGAATGCAAAAGTTTCTTCATTTTCCGTCATTTTTATTAATTAAATAATATATATTTCTTTAAATAAATTTTTGTTTAATAGTTTTATAAAGTAAGTACAAGTTTATAAAAATATATCCATAAATGATAAAATATATTACAATATAAAATATTTTAATGCCAAACATTTAAATATATTATAGACTAATAGAATTAATTTTATTCAATTTTTACATAATTTGCATTTAATACAATATTTTTCTGATCGTTCATATGGTGTACAAGGAGAATCTTTAATCCATTTATGGTCACAAGATTGATATATTATTTGATCAATATTCATTATAATTTCCTTTAATTTAATTATTTTTGTATTATAGTCATTTATTTGGTTAAAAATACTATTTTTAATTTTATTTAGTTCTTCAATTGATAAATTATTAAAATTTTCATTTTGTATCTCCATTATTTTCTAATATTTAAATCAAAATTATATTAAATATCAATTTTTAATTTGGATTTGTATTTTCTTATAATAGAAATAAAGTAAAAGTATTGTAATAATATAAATAAAATCCATTTATATAATTAGTTATTTTTTTTATTTTTTTGAATTTTAGAATATAATAAATATCCTAAAATCATACCTATAGTAATATAAAAATATATATTTTTGTTAAAACAATGAGGGAGACAAGGTCCTGAACATTTATTCATATTATATATATACATATATTTAATAATTTATTAAAATAATTAAATATAAAAAATTTAAAGTAAAAAATCTAGTTACTGTATGCTACACCACCCATACCACTCATTATTCTTAAAACGTTGTAGTTTACAGCGAATACCCATACATCAGCAGCTTCAGCTAAATCTAATTTTAATGTAGCGTTATCAATTCTTGAGAAGTTGCATGTTCCAGAAGGTTGGTGTTCTTCTGGGTTTAAAGCAAAGGAGTATACGTTGATACCAGTTTGTGGCGCTCTAGAGTGGCACATGTGTGGTTGTACACTGTTGAAGAATTTGCCAGTTTGTACAGAGAAACGATCATGACCATTTAATTGTAATAATCCTGTGTTAGTAGGATTTTCGTCATCAGTTGATGTTGAGTAGTCACCGAAGAAGTTGTCACTGTTTTTTGATACCCATACTAATTCTTTTACAGGATGGTTGAAGTTAAGTCTGAAGCTGTTGCTTCCACTTGAGCCAGATTCTTCACCTGTGAATTGTAATTGTTCAATTAGGTATTCGTGTGAAGCTTGAGCGAATCTTTTTCTTTCTTCAGAGTCTAAGTAGATGTAGTTAACTAATAATGTAGAGTCAGATAATGATAATGCTCCAACTGCATTAGCTGAGATATCTGCTGCTTCGTTATATAAGTTAGACATTGATTCAAATTCAAATTCTAATCTTACGTCATGGTATTGTAAAGCAATTAATGGTAAAGCTAAACCATCGTTTCTGCAGAAGAAGAATTGTAAAGGTACGAATAATTCTACACTTGAGTTTGTAGAAGTTAAAGTCATACCAGTTGATACATCAGCGTTACCAACCATAGCGTTGTGTGCATCATCTAAATTGTTAGATCTAGATAATTGTCCCCATACGTGCATCCATGTACCGTAGTGTTTGTCAATCTTTGTACCACCAATTTGTAACTCAACTGACTTGATTAAAGCATTTCCTACATCAGGAACTAATTCAGTAGTAACACCTTCAGTTTCTGTTAATGTTGTGTGTAACCACATTTTAGTTACTAAATCACCGTTTCTTGTGATAGGGCATACTGCCTTTGATCCGAAACTTACTGTACCATTGAATGTTTGTTCAATAGCTTCACATGCGAAGTTTGTGTGTCTTCTGTAGACGACTTTGAAGAAGGTAATTTGAGGATTACCTGTAAGATAGACGTCTTGAGCTCCATAGGCTACGAGTTGCATTAAACCTCCACCCATTTTATATATATATAATATATATAGATAAAAAATTAATGAAAAATTAAATTAAAAATTAAAAAACTATATTATTTTTTTTAATTGCTATATGCTAGACCTCCCATACCAGACATTATTCTAAGAACATTGTACCCTATTCCATAAATATAACATTTTGTACCAATTAATGAAGAAGGGTCAGTAGATAAGGTAATTTTTAGTAACGCGTTATCAATTCTGGAGAAATTGCAAGTACCAGAAGGTTGAAATTCCTCAGGATTAATACAAAAAGAATAAATATTTATTCCTTTATTAGGAGTTTTGGAATGATGCATATGAGGTTGTAAGAAGTTAAAAAATTTACCTCTTTCTTCAGGAAATCTGTCATTTCCATTTAATTGTAATACCGCTGAAGAAACTGGATTTTCACCAGAGGCATATATTTGATTATCAGTATAATTAATAAATTTATTTTTTGAAGTATCTGGATTTATTGAAGATTGTTGAGATATACAAAATATAAATTCTTTTATTGGATGGTTAAAATATAAAGTAATATTATTTGTTTTTTCATTTGATGTATTAGATGATATATTGTCATATCCTGTATGTTGAATTTGTTCAATTAAATATTCATGAGAAGCGTTTATAAATCTATCTCTTTCTATTGTATCTAAATATATATAATTTACAAGAAGAGTTGTTGAAGATAATGATATGTTATCAAAATTACTTTCACTTGCTACACAATTTACCTTTGAATTAAATTCTATTTCTAATCTAACATCATGATATTGTAATGAACATAATGGAATTGCAAGACCATTGTTACGACAGCAGAAAAATTGTAAAGGGATATATAGATTGTTTGATGTTTGACCGTTAGTACAATTAATTAAGTTAGAATATGAATCATCATGATCAGCTGTACCAGTTAATTGATTCCATATGTGCATAAATCTTCCATATTGACGATCAATTTTATTTGTACCAATTTGTAATTCAACATAATTTATTAGCGCATATCCAATATCTTCAACCCAATGAAATGTTTCAGCATCTCCATATAAGGTAATAACAATATCTTGGGTAGGACTACTTATTAAATTAATTGTATTATCAAAAGATGAATTAAAAGTATCAGAAGGACCTTTAATTATTAAAACAGTATAATCAACATTTTCTATTAATGATATAATTTTAAAATATTTGTCATTTAATGACGACGTTTCAGTGGTAGTAACTTCAATAATATCACCTTCAGAAAATGAAGATTCAATTCCATTACCAACTTTAATTTGAATTAATCCATTTCCTATCACACTCAAATCTATAATACTACTATAGACGTTAGTATAAATGTTAATTGATAATTTTCCATTATTTAAAATAAAATTTTGATAAACATCAATTATGACATCGTTGCTATTAATACTGAATATTGTTTCAGGGGTATCTTTTGATATAAATATAGATGTAGATCCAAATAATATAATTTCATTTAAATCAAAATTTATATTTTTAATTTTATAATATCCTTTGTAAGAATCTGTTATATCTCCATATAAATTAATAATGTCATTTATTTTTAAGTTTACAATATTATTTTTATCATTAAATTTAATAGAAATTGTACCAGAGGAAATTGTTGATATAACAATATCTTGCGGGTCTGAATTTGATTTAATTTGTTTAACATCATCAGAATTAATGTCGTAATATTTAGTTTCATTAATATCAGTATAGACTTCTTGTGAATTATTAGCTTCGTCATAATACATTCCTGTCAAAATATTATCTATTTGAATTGCATTTCCTTTAATAACAATCATATTATTACTTAAATCTGAATTTGAATCTATTTTATAATATCCTTCCCATTCATTTGAAAAGTTTGTACTATTTATATCTATGCTTGATGTAATATATATTACGTCATTAATTGAAAGGTCATTAAAAGAAATATTGCCATGACCTTTTAAACAAATAACTCCATGACCTAATTTAGAAATTTGAATATATGATTCTAAACTTGTTTCTATTGTAGTTAAATTGTCGTGTAAGTTATAATATTCAGTTGTATTTATATCAGTATTAATGTTATATATAGATTCAGATGAAAAATAAGATACGTCAGATCCTAATATATAATAATCTATAGTATCAATATCAGTATGTACTATATCAATAGTGTCTGAAGTTGATATTGTAGTTCTAAGCCACATTTTAGTCATTAAATCTCCTACTCTATTAATTGGAGCATAACACGTAGAACTAAAAGTAGCTGTGGATGATAAATTTTGTCGTACAGCTTCCATTGCAAAATGTGTATAACGACGATATACAATCTTAAAAAAAGTTATTTGAGGGTTACTAGTTAAATATACATCTTGTGCTCCATATGATACTAATTGAATTAAGCCTCCTGTCATTTATATAACTTACAAGATAATAATTATGAATAAAAAACTATTTAATAACTATAATTTTTTATTTAATAAAAATGAATAAAATAAATATCATGTGCTAAATGCAATTGCACCTATTCCTTCCATTATTCTTAATATATTATAATTTAAAGTATAAAATGTCAATTCATTATTTGATGTTGATATAATATTATTATCAAATTTCAGCTCAAGTGTAGAAACATCTATCCTAGAAAAATTACATGTACCACTTGGTTGATGATCCAAAGGGTTTAAAGCAAAGCTATATACATTTATACCATCTTTTGGTGTACAATTATGTGTTTCATAAGGTTGTAGATAATTAAAAAATTCGCTATCTTGTTCTGAGAATCTTAAATGACCATTTAATGATAATATAGAATTTTTTATAGGGTTATTTGTGCCATCTAAATATGTGCCATAGTTATTCCATTGATAAATGGATACGTCATAATTACTATGACCTAAATTTAAAGTGTCAGTTGTTCTTGCAATACCTGACAATAATATATTAATAGGTGTAGATACATCATCAATTTCAAGAGATTTTACAACTTCCCAAGATGAATAGTCATTTACAGAGCATGTAGCAGTGTTATTAGTTGTATTAATGTTTAAAGAGTTATAGTTTGCTCTTATAGAAACTTTGCCATCTTTTGATGTAATCATATTTGCTTCATAAATTGTATTTGTTGTTTGACTATTTGCAATGGTCTCTCCTGTACCATTTAAAAATAAATTTACAACTCCATTTAAAGAATACATTTGTGTAAGAACATATCTTATTGAAGCAATATTTTTTAAATCAATATTATTATTAAATCCTTTTCTATTAATTTGAGATGATTCAGGAATATAACTTAAAAAATATAAGCCAGAAATAAAATTGCCATTTTTCATAAGCCAATATAGACTTTTACAAGGATGACTAAAATTTAGAGTATATGTTTCTTGATTGCTATTAACATTTTCTTTACCAGAAAATTGCACTTGTTCTATCAAATATTCATGAATAGATGAGGCAAAACGTTGTCTTTCCTCATTATCTAGAAAAACATAATTACATAATAATGAAATATTTGATATACTTGCATTAACATTTGCAGATCTTTCTTTTATAATTAATTCATTTTTATTTCTAATATTAAAAATAAAAGAAATGTTTGTATTTTGTAATGAAATTAATGGAATTGCGAGTCCATCAAATTTATTAAAAAAAAACTTTAAAGGAATATATAGTGTAGCAGATTTTTCTTCAGTTGATAAAGTATTCATATGTGGATCATCTCCAATAAGCTTACTATATCCCCTATCATGAGATACATTACGTGCTAACTCATACCAAATATTTAACCAATCTCCATATTGCTTGTCAATTTTTGACCCTCCTATCAAGAATTCTATATCTGTCAATAATGAATGTCCTAATTTGCTAACCCATGCAAATTTTCCATTAGATCCTGTTAAGCTAACATTACATTTGATATACATTTTTGTAATTAAATCTCCATTAAAGTTGATATTACATGAAAATTCTGAACCAAAATTTTCTTCACCTACTACATTTTGTTCTATAGCTTCTATAGCAAAGTTAGTATGTCTTTTATAAACAATTTTAAAAAATGTAATAGTAGGATTTCCAGTTAAATAAACATCTTGTGCTCCATATGCAATTAATTGCATTAATCCACCTCCCATAATAATAAATTATATAATAAATAAATAAAATAAATGTATTTATTTTTAATGTTTTATTTTATTCAAAATTGAAATTAAATTTAAAGGTTTTTTTTTTAATAAATCTATTTCATTATTAAAATTATAAGATTCTGTTATATTCTTTTCTTTTATAATATAAAATGTTGATTCGTTTTTGTAAATTATCTTCCAACCATTAGCTTTCGCATTAGTTAAGTAAATAATTTTTATAATATCATGAGATAACATAATAAAAATAACATTTTAATTTTAAAATTTAAATATATTTTGATATAATATTGCGTTTAATATAAACAATATTTATATTAAGATAAAGATAAAATATGTAATAAGATATAATATAACTGTTAAAAAGAATATGAAAAGAAATAAAGAGAAGACAAGTCTTGACAAAAGACATAAAGATCAAATATTATCATTTGATGAAAAAGACAAAAAAATAGATAGGTTGAAGATGAAACTAAAATCAAATAAAAAAAAAATAGAAAAAATTAAGAATATAAATTTTGATGAAATTAACCAAGATCAAATAAATGAAAAGGCATTGTTATTAGAACAAATAAAGACGATAGAGAAAGAGATTGAAGTTTTAAATAATAATCAAGATGAATTGTTATATTTTAATGACACAATAGATTACATACTGCCTTATTATGAACAATCAAATAAACAGACAGATATAAAGCATGTAGATATAGTAGATTTTTTTAATAACTCTTCAATTGTTAATAAAAACGATTCTGGTAATAATAAAGCACAGCTTTTAGATAATTATCTAAAGGTTATAGATAATAAACAACAAAGAATTCCTAAGAATTTAAAATTTAAGCCAAAGTATTGTCCAAATGAATTTTGTGAGTCAGAGATGACATTACATTTATCTGACGGATATTTAATATGTACAGAGTGTGGATTTTGTGAAGAAATTATTTTAGATAGTGACAAACCTAATTACAAAGATCCAATACCAGATGCGACAGCTTATTCTTATAAACGCATAAAAGTTTGTGCAGAAAAGCATTCTGCCTTAGTAACATGGGCTCTTACTAAGGAAAAACAGTTGTGTTCCCATTTTTTAAATAACCAAATGCTAGTAGTTTAGTTAAAAACTGCGAGACATCCTGTTGCGGGAAACTCCTTAGAGTCTTAACTACCACCCATCTTTGGAAACTTAGAATGGGGAACACGGTTAATTGCCGTACCCAATGGTAATAATGTTAAGAATTGGACAATCCGCTGGATTACTTTCTAAGTCCGTTATGACAAGGATATGAAAGGTTTGCAACGACTGAACAGATGTCGGTTCACAATAATGGTCTAGTCAACTTAGTGGGCTTAAGATACAGTCTAGTCTCTATGGGAAACTATAGAGTATTCCGAAATCATTTCAATGAATGGCTATCGCAATTTCAGGCAAAAGAATCAACTGATATATCAGATGAAGTTTATGATAAAATACTAAATGAAATAAAAAAACAAAGGTTATTAGATAAATTTATGACTCCAAAAAAAATGAGATCAATTTTAAAAAAGTTAGGATATAACAAGTATTATGAACATGTACAACATATTATAAATAAAGTATCGGGAATACCACCACCAAAAATGACAAGAGAAGTTGAAGAGAAATTTAGACAAATGTTTAAACAATGTCAAGAGCCATTTGCATTATTTTGTCCAAAGGATAGAAAAAATTTCTTAAGTTATTCTTATACGTTACATAAATTTTGTGAACTGCTAGAAATTTATGATTTTTTACCTTGTTTTCCGTTATTAAAGAGTCAAGATAAATTAAAAGAGCAAGATAGAATATGGAAGCAGATATGTAATTATTTAAATTGGGAGTATAAGCCATCTATTTAACTTTTAATTGCGTTTCCAATATTTAGTCCTCCTAATGTTGAAGCTCCAATAACTAAACCTGCTCCTTGCCTTGCTGCAACTGATATACTTGGGGCATATAGATCTAATATTGCAAAAACGCATGCGGCAGTAAATGCAATCATAGAAATTTCTTTCATATCAATTTTTTCTGATGGTATATATCTAGCAGCTAATGCAACAGCAGCTCCTTCTAATAAATATTTTATACTTCTTTTAATTATTTCAGATATATCCTGTTCAAAATATTCACTGTTTTTATTTGACATTATATATATATATTATATAATTATTATTTAAAAAATAATAATTATATATTATATAATGCCTGGAGGTTTAATCCAAATTGTTGCATATGGTTCTCAAGATTTATTCTTAACAAGTATACCAGAGGTAACATTTTTTAAATTTATATATAACAGATATACAAATTTTTCTATGGAATTTAAAGAATTAAAATTTAGTGGTAATAAGAATTTTGGTGAAAAAGTTTTTTGCACAATTCCGAAAGATGGAGATTTATTAAATGAATTATTTGTAAAATTTCAATTACCAAATGTAAATATAGCTAAGACATTAGATAATGCAAAATCTAGAAGTAATATATTAGATATATTAAATAATTTTGAAGATGAATATTCTAAATATAAAATATTTATAAGTCATATTTTTAATTGTATTAATATTGGAAATCAAGGACTTACCAATATAAATGAGACATTTAATAATATCAATAATAATATAAACTATTATTTAAATGAAAATAAAGATTATATTCTATCAATGTCAAATGTTAATATAGATGTACAAAATAGATTTAATATAAAAAGAGATCTAAATAAAATTAAAGATTTAAATATAAATGAAATGGAAAAAAAAGATAAATTAAGACAATTAATAAAAAGCTATTTATATTCAAATAAAAATATTTCAAAGAAATATAGTGATATTATTAATGATAATAATAATGAATTAAAAAAAATAGATAATAATAGTTATTCATTTGCATGGAATAAACATATTGGATATAATATAATTAATAATGCAGATATTGAAATTGGTGGAAATATAATAGATAAGCAATATAGTTTATGGCTTTATTTTTGGAATGAAATATTTGAAACAAAAATAAGAAAATTAAATTTAAAAAAGTTATATTCTCTAAATTCAAAAGGCTACAATTTTGATAATAATCCAAAAAGTTCCTTTTACATATATGTACCATTAATATTTTTTTTTAGTAGAAATATAGGATTATCACTACCACTAATTTCAGTTAGAACACAATTAATAAATCTTTCTGTAAAGATAGAAAATTTAAATAAATTAATATATACAGACTATCCATATTCATTAGAAAATAATATAAAGTTAAAAAATGTAAGTCTAATAGCAAAATATATATATTTAGATCAGGACGAAAGGGAAAAATTTGCAGATAGTTCCCATGAATATTTGATAGAACAGGTACATTTATTTAATTATAATACTTTAAAAAGTAACGAGTTAAATATTGATTTGAATATAAATCATCCTATTAAGTATTTAATATGGATTATACAAAATGATAAAAATGATAAATATAATTTATTTAATTATTTTGGATCAAAAATAAGTTATGATTTAGATTCATTTATATTTCCTGATAAAATTAAAAGCGTAAATAATCCGATTAACACATTCAAATTAACATTTAATGGTATGGATCGTATACGTAATTTAGATGGTAATTATTTTAATTATTTGACATCATATGAATCTAAATTATCTACACCTGAGGATGGTATAAATTTTTATTCATTTTCTTTAGATCCAAAAAATATACAGCCGTCAGGTTCATGTAACTTCTCAAAAATAGACAGTAAAAAAATTAGTATAGAATTAAATAAATCATTTTTAGAACAATTAAATGATGATGATTATATTTACTTTAGAATGATATATGTTAATTATAATGTATTAAGATTTTCAAATGGTTTAGGTTCATTAATATTTAATTTTTAACAAATAAATCATTAATAGATGTGTCATTATCATCAATACATTTAATATTATTATATTCAGATGTATTATTGTTATTTGGAGTGTCATTATCATCATCAGGATTATATTCTGAAATTGATAAGTCTGAAAAATGTACATTTAAAACATTGTCATCTGATTTGATTTCAAATTCAGAATAGAAGCTAGAAGATGAAGAGTCATTAAAATTATCAACATATTCTAATTCATCAATTTTTATTATTAAATTAATATGATCATGTAATTCAAAGTATTTTTTATATATTTTAAAATAAAATCTAAATACAACATGTGTCCTGTTATAAAATGTTCTAAAATACTCAACTTTTTTATTATAATCAAGATATAAAAAATCTTTAACAGTAATAATTTCAATATTTAACTTTTGTAATATAACTAATTTAAATATTTTAACAAGTTTTATTAATCTGTCTAACATTTCTTCAGAATTAATTTTTTGATTATTTACATTTCTTGAATCTATAATTCTTTTAAAAAAATATTTGTTATATTTTATTTCAAAAAATGAATTATAATAATCATAAACTTGAGTGTCAATTAATATTTTAACATCTTCAATATTTTTTATATCAAAGTTATTTACAATATCAAATTTATTTAAGGAAGGGATATCTTTTTTAAATATTTTTATAATATTTAAGGTTATTTGTTGAAATTTATCTTTAACTAAAATATAGTCATCAAATAATGTTATGAAATTATTTAAAAATTTAAAATTTGTATTTTTTTTTTTAATTTTTTCATATAAAATATTAAAATTAATATTGTCTATTTTGCCATCAAAAAAAATTATTTTATTAAAAACAATTTTTAGCAAATATTCAATTTTTAATTCATTAAGAGAATTTAAATTTAATTGAAAATTTTCAACAAATGTATAAAAGTCATTTACATTATTTATATTTAAAAGTATTTTTTCATAATTTGTACTATTTATATATTTTAAAAAAGTATTCATTTTAATATTAAAAAGAAAATATTTAATAAATAAAAACAAATATATTTATTTTAAGTACCTTTGAAAAATGAAAATTTATTTTAAAATTAAAATATTTTATAAATTATGCCAGGAGGTTTATTACAATTAGTTGCTTATGGAAGTCAAGATGCAATTTTAACATTAAAACCAGAATTTACATATTTTAAAAATGTATATCATAAATATACAAATTTTTCAAAGAAAATTAATGAAATTTTACCTGTTAAAAAATCAGAATTTAACTCAAACAACATGTTTAATATATCAAAGAATGCTGATTTATTGAATAACTTATTTATAAAAATATTTTTACCATCTATATCTGTAAAATACAAAAATTCTATAACTGATGAAATAAATAATATAATTTCTAATATTAAATTTATAAATTATAATGAAAAAAGAAATTTATTAAATTTTTATAAAACAATAGTAAATTTTATAAATAAAGATAATATGTATAAAGATATTATTTATTATTTAGATGATAGTAAAGATATTAACAATGCATATACTGATATAATTTATGTAAATAATATTTTATATAAAAATTTATCACAAGTAAATAAGACAATTTTTTATAAAAAAGATAATAACATGTTAGAAAATAAAAGAGATGATGGAATTTTATTTAATTATTTTAATTATGATAATTCAATTGAAAAAAGTGTAAATAAAGATATATTATATATTAATTATGATAGGTATCTAATTGAATTAAATGATTTGAATAAATATATTTTATTAAATGGATTTTATTTGAATAATAGTTCATGTATATATAATTATTTTGAATATAAATATGTAGAATATAAGTTCAATTTACTTGATAAACTTATAAAAAATTTATACCTAAAGTTACTAGATTATTATACAAATGAAGATATAAATATAAAGTCATTATATTTAATTACAAACTTTGAGGGAATTGATGAAGATAAACATGAAATAGTTAAAGAACAAGATTTTACAATATATAACTCAAAATATTTGGAAATCAATTATCTTTATGACATAGATAACTTTAATGAATATTTATATAATTATAATTACATATTTTTACTAGATACAATATCATATATGTCAAAATCTATTAAATCAATATTAATTAAAAGAAATAAATTAATACAAGATGAAAATAATGTATTGTATGAGCCTTTAACTAATCAATTTAATATTTATCAAAATTTTATTTTAAGTAATTATATAAATTTAAAAAATTGGCAGTATTCAAAAAATAGCTATATTGTAAAATCAATAACTTTAAAAAATGGTAATAATGACGTTTACAATATAGAAGTTGATAATATTCAAAATTTAAATATTAATGATAAATTATTTGGAATATATTATAAGCAAATATATATATCAAATGATGAATCTAAAAATGTTTTACTAGGATCTACAAGTATAGTAGAAAATATTAATTATTACAAGACTACTTCAGATAAAACAATTACATTTCAAACAATAGATACTGGAAAATTTACAATAACTTTTAATGAAAACTGGGGTGATATAAGTACATTATTTTTAATTGGAGACTATATAAATATTAATAATATAAAAAATATATATCGTATTTTTTTAACAAAATATAGTGGTAGTTTTTATATAAGTAATATTTTAAATAATGTTATGACTGTATTTGGAAATTCAGATTTATTTATTAGTAGCATAAATGACAATTTAGTTTGTGATGGAGATACACAGATTGAAATTAAAAAATATGATAGTTTTAGTTATGAAGAAGATTTTCAAATAGTATCTACTGGAATAGATGTAACAAAACATTATATTCTAAAAACAACAGATTCTATAATTAGCTCTGAAGAATCTTCATTTATTTTAAGGACGACTGGTAATGGTAAATTTAGTGTAGAGCTATCAAATATTAGCAGTTTTTTAAAAGTTGGTAATGTAATTGAAATATATTTGTTAAAAAATGATAATAATAAATGGATTGATAAATATGAAGGATTTTGGAAAGTTATTAGTATAAAGGGAAAAAATATTTCTTTAAATGGACTTTCTAAAAAATTTATATTAAATAATTTGGATTTAGTAGAATGTAATAGTAATTTAGTTGTAAATATTAAAAAATGGAAAAATGAAAATATTTTGGATATTGGCACAAATATAGATTGCATTTTTGAAATAATAAATATTAATACAAATCAAAAAAATATTGAATGTAAATTACATGATAACAAAATTTATTCTGAAAATTTTTATTCATCTGAAAAACTTTCTAATTATGAGTCTGATGATTTTTGTTATATAAATAATGGTACTACTACAATAGATAATATTATAAATTTTGAATTAATACATTCAGAGGTATATAATAATTATTTATTTATAAAGAACAGTAAATATAATAACGTTAACTCATTATCAAATACAGTTTTGAGTAAAAAAATAAATACTTATTCATATGATTGTGTAAATTTTATGCTAAAATTATTTGAAAATTATATTAGAAATACATTTATTGACAGTTTTTATGTTAGTGTAACTTATAAAGTTGACGTACAAACTAGCATAGTCCAAGAATATTTTGATACATTTTTTTACAAAAATGCATTTGATAATTTTATTAATAACTTTTTAATAAAAGACATATCAAAACAAGAATATTATAATATGGATTCAGATGATTATTATTATAATAAATTTTTAAATAAGGTAATTAATTATATTATACAAGAGGATGAAAGTTTAATTTCAGACAATGAAAATGTAAATAATTTTCAAATAAATATATATAAAAAATTTGGCAGCATTTTTACGAAAGGTTTAGACTCTTATCAATATGTTACTAATGATGATACTTATAATGACACTATAAATTTGCTTGATAAATTAAATTATTTAAATACTACACCTCCATTTATATTTGTTAGAGCAATTTCAAATAAGTGGTATGTAAATGGTTCTATATCAACTTTATCTATCTTAACAGATGATATAGTAATAGCATATAGTGACATAAATAAAACAGAATTGATTTGTGAATTTGTTGTTATTTCAGTTGATAATAAAACATCGGAATATAATATAAAGTTAGCATTATCAAATTACAATAATAGCACTAATAGTTATACTTTAGATACAATAAATAATATAGTTGAAAATGTTGTTTTATTTTTAAGTACGGACACTAATTATTATATATCGTTAAGTAGTTCCATATTTGATGAAACTAAATTTACTTTTACATTTAATAGCTCAGTTTATCTTGATTATATTTCAAATGCGCTTGGAAATGTTACATATTATGATGAAAATTCAAATACAGAAGAGATAGAAAGTGGTGATGTAATATATATTTATTATTCACAGACAGAATATTTCTATGAATATCATAGTACACTTTTTAAAAAGTTAGTATTAGACAATATACATTTTAATGGCTTAAATAATGAATATATTTTTTTATTAGATGGAACAGATGATAATGATCTTATATTACAAACATCGTCATTTACAGGTACAACATATACATATTTTGCCTTTAAGGATAATGGTAATGGTGGACCTAATTTTTCAAAAGGTGTAAAAATATTAACGACATTAGAAAGTCCGCGATATTTTAATATATTATCATTAAATAAGATAAAATCTGACGGTACATATACTGAATTATCACTTCCATCATCAATTGTTAATAAACATTATCATTATTGCAATATTTCTTATAATTTACTATTAATGTATATATATAATGATGTGAAATTATATACATCTAGTACTTTTACAAAATTAATTTTAAATAGAGTTTTTATTATTGCATCAAAAATTTATCAATTTATAAGTAATATTGGAGTATTTTCAGATGATGACCCTGAATCATTTGTAACTACACAAAAAGGAGTAATTAGAGTAACTTACTATGCAGATTTTACTAAAATATTTAATTCAAATACAATAATAAATGAATTATTTAGTACTATACCAACTGATACATATAATTACTATAAGGGAATAAAAAGTTATTTAAATGGTAAAACAACAATTAATTCAGAGATATATAGTTTAAATACTGATGGCACTATTTTATTAAGGTCCGACATAGAAATTAGAGACTCTTCCTTGCCAGAAGAAATAATAAGTTACTTCAAAGGAATTATGTCACAATTTTATAATACAGATATAAATTTATTATCTGAGATAATTGGTTTTGAGGATAAGTTAGAAGATTATAAACAGTTATTTTTCTTTGGGGCCTTAGACGCAGTATCATTTGAATATATAAATATAATAAATAACTACTATTATGACAATTTTAATTCAAGCAATACATTAACTTATACAAATATAGGACATTTATTATATGAAATTATAAATAATTCAACATTTATAACATCTGATATTATATCAACTATAATTGAAACAAAAATATTATATTATTCAGATTCACATGAAATTGAAGATTTTAACATTTATTTAGAGTCTTTACAAAATTTACAATTGGAGATTGATGAAAAGTTAACATTTTTCAATAATAATGTAGATAATTTAAATACTATAAAAAATTATAATGTAGATTATGAAATAGATTACAGTCCATTAAAGTTAAAGAATGATATATATGACATATTATCTATTAATATTAGAGATGATACTATATTTGATGAAATTATTAGTAATGTCTTTTCAGATAATAAAGTAAGTAAATCAATTAGATATTTTTTAATGAAAGAAATAGTTAAGGATAATAGCATTTATAGCTATATTAATAAATTTATTTTTTTAGTAAGTATATATCAAATAAATAATACATCTATAGATTATTTTAATAACTTAATTGTTAATAATAATATAGTAAATAATAATGAATTTGTTTTGTTTGATGAAAGTAACTCTAATATCTTAATACCAATTAAACATTTAGAGTTAATAAATAATACAAATAATTATATTAAATCGCTACAAAATTTAGATGACGAAAAAAATATATGGTTATTAGAGAAAGATATCTATAATCATATAAAAGATTATTTTTTTACAAAAAATAATTGCTATAAGTCAATAGAGTTATTAGAAGAATATATTAATTCAAATGTATTATTGGGTAATTATAAATTTAAAAGAGGATGTATAGTAAATAATTTTGAATATGATAGTTTGAATTATAAGCCATATAAAATATTTATAGAAACAAATAGATATGGAAATATTACATCTGTAAGTAATCCATTTAATATAATAGATTTATTTATTTCAGATAATTTCAATTCAATAGAATTTATTAATCCTAAATTAATATTAAATAAAGTTACAAGTGTAGACTCAAAAATAAATATTATAAATGATAAGAATATTACTAACAATATCACATATCAAACATCATTTAATGTACCTAAAAATTACGAAGATATTTTGAATACAAATGTAAGTCTTTCATTCACATTAACTTCTGTAGTGTCAAATAGTGTAAAACAAAATTTATTAATTGGATTTACAAGAAATAATATAGAAGAAATAGCGGCATTAGATTTGTTAATGAGCAGTCAATACATTTCAAGTAATAATATATTACCATCTACAGGATATTTAATGAGATTAAAAAATACAAATTATTTTGAAACTATAAAAGATTATTTATTTTGTTCAATTAAATTAATAGAAAATGATAGTTATTATGAAATAGCATTTAATGCTCATGATAATTATAGACTAGATTACCAAAGTTTAAAACCATATAATGAAGATAACGAATATAAAATTTGTGTATTAAGAGATATTTATAGCAATAATAACGATACAAATGGTGGATATTTATTATTTGAAGTAATTGAATCTGGTTCAAATTATATTTTTAAGGTAAAAAAGAGATATATATGGAATTCAAATACTAATACTTATGAGGAAGAAGAAAATACTTCAGTTTTAAATTATTTTTTGAATTTAGATACTATTAATTCAAATAAAGAGTTTATTTTGAGTAGCAATTCTTTTAATTTTAGTGTATATGAACCGTCATATAACTTTAATATTTTAAATGACAATAATCCAGAGGAAATTGATTATTTTACAAATGATTTAGTTTCACCTTCATCTATACCTTCAAATGTAAAAGATGACATAGACAACAATCTGGTAAGTAAATATAAATTGCAATTAGATAGTGATGTAGAGACAAATAAAGCAATAGATGATATTATTGATATAGTAAGTAGTGAATCTAATAATATAAGATATACAAAGGAATTTTATTTAACATTAAGAAATTCTTTAATAAGCAACAAAAATTTATCCGATGATAAATTTGATTTAAAATTAAATGAAGATACTATACCATATGTTTATTTTACAAATGAGAAATATAATGATATTCATCATCCATTTATGATTATTGCTAGCTATGGAATTTCACCAAATATCTCTGGATTATCAGATATTAACAAACCAAGTAATTTAATATCAAATAATAATGTAGAAGAAATATCAAAAGAATACGATTTTTATTATGGAGACGTTGAAGTATCTGTAAAAGGAAATTTTGGAAATGTAAGTGTATATTGTTTTCATCACGGATATATGGGTGGGAAAAATTTATTAACTTACAATTCTAGTTGTAGTGACAATCCAAATGACAATTGTTTAACAAGTCAAACAATAGTAAATGTAATTTATGATAATGGAAACAAATATACATTTAATAATAATGCAAATTACAATATACAATATGGTATGTTTGATAATACATATATTTTCAAAAACATACCTAAAAGTCACCCAATTGCAATATTAAATGTTCAAAAAGAAAATTTTATATCATATAAACCTTTGGATATTGATCCTATACTAATTAAAGTCAAAGGAGGTAATATGAATGTTAACAATTTAGAAGATTATTTTTCATTCTCTGATGTAAATGATAATAAAATTACAATAATAAATGGAGTTTTTAAATTTATGAGAGGAAGAACATATCGTTTTGCTGACTATGGTATAAGCTCTAACCACCCATTTTTAATTGTAAAAAACAATATAAGTTCAAATTCAATAAGTGAAGGGGAAGGGGGAGAAAATTTTATAGATATTAAAATTGAATCAGATTTTGATGTGACAAATAAAATAATTTATTATAGATGTAAAAACCATATAAATATGAAAGCAAATTTTAACTTTTTATACAAAAAAGTTTCTGAAGCGAAATCATATGATAGCAATAATTTAGCGGTTAGAACATCAATAAGACAAAATTACATTTTTAAAATTCCAATGCTTAACTATGAAGAAGTTACAAATTATAGTGAAAATATTATGAATAATACGTTATATGATAATTACAATGATAGCACTATTGAAGAAAATTCAGATAATTACTCAAGTATAAAAGCTACAGCAGTTGCAATTAATGGGGTACCTTGCTTTTCAATATTAAATAGTGATCTTAATTTAACTCCTGAAACTGGCGAAGTAGGATATAATGGTGCAAGTACAAATAGAAATTTTGAAATGTCTTATCGTTCTGACCCTTACAATGCTGGAAATGGAGTAGGTTTATATAATTATAGTGACTATATTGACAATTTACACCCGCCATTAATTGGAATAGGTTTGGATGGATTTGCAATTTACGGTAGATACATTGAAGAATTTCAAAATATGAATGGTTACAGTTTAGAACTAGACAACTTTGGAGGACATAATCATGATGGTTATGGTTATCATTATCATTCAAATTCAACAAATATATCCACTAGTAATGGTACACAATATAATCTATCTAAAATAGGTCCAAATGCATGGAAAGGAAATATAAATAAAATACCATATTTTTGGAATGGTAATGAACCTAACTATAATAATAGAATTATAGGTGCATTGAATAGGTCTGATGCATTATTCTTAGGTTTTGAGGAATTTATTGATTTTAGTCAAGAAACAAATATTTCAGATATCAGCAAAAATATTTCTAATATAAATTTAGATATAAATTTTGGAAATAATATAAAAAGTAGCTTTGATATGACGCAAGGTAATATAGGAATAACAATTAATGGAGATTTTTTAAGAAGCTCATATGAAAATAATGTAAATGATATTAATAGAGTTGATAGTATATATGAAGTTGAAGTTGATTCTATTTCTTATTTTAACTTTATATCAAATACTACGACAGATAAAGAAATAAATATTGGGGATATTTTATATTTGTATAATTCTAGTTTAATATCTTCAAATTTATTAATTTCAATTGTGACAGTTACTGAAATAAAATATAATAACTTAGGAGAGATAAAAATATTATTTAATACAAAGTATTCAAATAATTTAAATGAGAAAACTTTTGCTTATTATAATGTTGATATATATCAATATAGCTACGGATTTAAATTTAAAAATGTAAAATATTTAAATTACCAATTAAATTATGTTTATAATTATAACCTTCTATCTCAAGAGGAAATAGACAAACATAATTTGAATTATTTTGAGTCAAGTAATATTAATTTAGTAAATTCCCAAAACTTAAGTGCAACAACTGCAACAACTGCAAGTGCAACAATTACAAGTGCAGCAACAACTGCAACAACTGCAAGTGCAACAATTACAAGTGCAGCAACAACTGCAGCAACTACAAGTGCAACTGCAGTTACTACAAGTGCAACTACAAGTACAGTAACTGCAAGTGCAACTGCAAGTTATAGCTATAGAACAACTAGTCAAATAAATAATGATATTGATTTTTATACAGGCAACTTTATTTTTAATTTAGATGTAAATAATAACAAATATTTAAATAAAAGTAATTTCAATGGCGATTATCTAAGACATCCAGATGGACATTCAAAAATAATGGCAATTTCATCTGATGGATATCCTATTTATGGACCATATGGATATTTGAATAAAGATAAAAGTAATGAAGTTAAATTGATGAAGTCATCATATAAAATAAAAAGTAACATTTCTAAGAGTAGGTTTGACTTACTTCAATATAATAAAAATAATTTATATACTTTTAATATTGGTTCGCTGATAGATGATTATGAGTATGTGGAGAATTTAGGTGATTTAGATGAATGTAATGGAAGATATTGCATTACACCTGAATTTTCAAATAAGACATATGCATATTTTTTGTCATTTAGTGAGAATGATGATAAAAGTCTCACACCGAAATACCCTTATATCATAGGAAATAAATTTTTCTCCAATCCAAATATGAGCCTAAATGTTAATACTGGAATAAATAATTTATCTAATTACACTTTAAATGAGGAAGCCAGTATATTAGAAAATAATATAATTAGGTTTGTTTCATCAAATCAAAATAAAAATATTACGTTCAGTACTGAAGATATTGGATTATTTACTATTGAATTTGGGAGTGATTTTGGAAATGTAAGTAATGTCTTATTTAAAAATGACATAATTGAAATAAAAACTATTTCAGATCCTGATAATTTACTAGATAATAAATTTGTTGGATTTTGGAAAATACTAAATATAATTGATTCAAAAATTACATGTGGTGGATCAATATCAGTATTTAGAGGATATAAAAGTATCACTATATGTACTGAGAATCCAAAAATATTATTATTGAAATATAATTATAAAAAATCAACTGATTTAGTGATAAATGTAAATACAAATTATAATTATAAAGAAGGATATATTTTAGGAGATTATAGTTATATTAATAATAGTAATTATTTTATTTCAACAAATGAAAATAATATTATATTATATACAACTAATAAAAAAGGTGAATTCTCAATTAATTTCAGTGAATTTTTTAATATTAAAGATTATTTACATATAAATGATGTGATAGAAATAGTAGTTAATATTGATAATAATAATTTAATAAATAAAAAATTTATTGGATATTGGCGAGTTAGCTTAATAAATAATTCCAATGTAACTTTAGTTGGTTCTATTAATGAATTTAATGGAGAACAAAAATCAATAATTTGTGATGATAACGTATGTATATCAGTAATAAAATATGATAATGCATATACTTACAATAGTACAAAGAATAACAACGTTTCTTTGCTTAACACAGAACAAGCTGATATTTTATTTGAAAATAATACTAACGTGACATTTATAGGAAATACGGGAAAATTTGGAAAAGGATTAATTAAGGAAAATAAAAATGGATTGAAATATATAGAAATAATTGATAGAGGATATGATTATCAAAATAATAGTTGTATTCATTTATTTAAAGATATCCCCGATAGTTTAGAATATATAGATGATTATTTCTTATATTTACGAAGAAAAACACGTTTTATAGATGGTTATTATTATGACTATGATGATAATAAAGTTAAGATATTAGAGCCTAATATGGAAAGTAATGAGACTTTTGAAAGATCAATAAAAGACATTAATGATATTGTAATTAATTTCAAAGATTTTTTAAATGAAGCAAAAGATCCAGAATTAAATATATTAAGCAGTAATTTAATAAATATTATTAATTTAGATGATTTTATTTCAGTTTTAGGATCAATTCTACCAATATATTTTAGCAATGACTTTATAAACATATTAAATCAAAATTTAGAAAGTGAAAATGATATTTATTACAATGTATTTATGAGAAAAATGATTGATAAATTATTTGGATATTTAGATTTTAAACAAAATTATAAATGTTATTATAATAACGATATTTATATTGAAAAAAATATTAATATTTTTAGTTTTATAAATGAAATGTCTAATACTAACACATTACAATTGCAAAATAATAGTAAAATAACAATAACAGATATTGAAAAAAATGCAAGAATTAATCAAATGAATAATATTATAGATAATATTACAAAAACATATGATAACTATTTAAAATTTAAAAAAAATAAAGATATTATTTATAAAAGAGAAATAAGACCTAAGTTTGCATGGATAAAAAATTTAGGTAACTTCATATTAGATGAAATTGAGTTATATTTTAATGATTTAGTTATTGACAAGCAATATTCAGACTGGATAAATATATGGAATCAGTTAAATACTAAGTATGATAATATTGATTTATTAAATAAGTTAATTGGTAATATTGATAGTTTAATTGATATTAATTCAGAGGATAAAAAGGAATATACTTTAATTATACCTTTGAGATTTTGGTTTTGTAGACAGTCTGGATTAAACGTTCCGTTAATTGCATTGCAAAATACTGAAATAAATTTAAGATTTAAGATTAGAAATATTAATGAATTAATAAGAAAAGGTGATAATGTAGAAATTATACAAAAAGGTGAAATTAAAACAACTTTATTAGCGGATTACATATATTTAGATGTAAAAGAACGTGAGTTATTTGCTAAGTTAAGACATGAATATTTAATAGAGCAAACTCAATTTAATGGAATAAAAGACATTTATAATTTGAAAACATTAACTAAATTATCATTTAAGAACTGTATAAAAGATATTTATTATATATTAAGATGTTCTAATAACTTGATAATAAAAGATAGAAGTAATTATTCATTAAATAACGATGAAAATAGTGGAAATCCTATAACAAAATCAAATATTATAATTAATGATGTGAATATATTATCACAGACAGGTATGTATACAAATTATATAGTGCCATTAGAATCATATAATTCCACTCCATCTGATGGAGTAAATGTTATAAAATTTGGTTTGAAAAGTGAAAATATACAACCAAAAGGTAGTATAAATTTTAGTATGCTTGATAATATATATTTTGACATTCAAATAGATAAATCCTATTTAGATAATACAAATAAAAAGATTTATATTTATGCAAATAGTTATAATATATTAAGAATAATGGGAGGGCAAGCAGGATTAGCTTATATACAATAGTTATAATTTAAAAATATAATAATAATAACTTAAATATAATTTATTATTATTATATAATGTCTGGAGGAAAAATACAAATTATATCAGTAGGATTTGAAGATATATATCTAACATTTGACCCTCAAATTACATATTTTAAGATGGTTTATAAAAGATATACAAATTTTTCACAAGAACCCATAATACAATATTTTAATGCAGATACTCCGTCATTTGGACAACGTATAACTTGCTCAATTGCAAAAACAGCTGATTTAATATCAAATATTTATCTTTTTGTTGAATTACCTTCTATACCCATAAATAATAATATTGATAGTTTTAATTATGAATACAAATGGAATAAGAAAATTGGTTATTCTTTAATTAAATATACTGAATTGGAAATAAATGGTCAATTAATTGATAAGTTATATTCTGATTGGTTAAATATTTGGAGTTTATTAACAACAACAGAAGAACATCAAAAGTCTGAAGATATTCTTATAGGAAATGTATCTAGTTTATATGACTATTCTAATGGTAAAGATTCATATAAACTATATGTTCCATTAAGTTTTTTCTTTAATAGAAATAAAGGATTATCATTACCAATAATTGCCTTACAAGTAAGTGATGTCAAAATTCATGTAGAATTTAACAATTTAAGGGATATACTTGTTCCTTCTTATACCCATTATATTGAAATTGAAGATAATATAGTTTTTTTTAAAAAAAATGATGTTATCAAACAAAATATTACTGGCTCAGATGAAATAAACGGTATTTTTCATAGCTTTGATTATAAAACAAAAAAGTTATATTTTACAAAATATAGTAAAGATTTTAAATATTATAATGAAACTAGTAGTTATAATAAAGAAAAGTATCATATATATAATGAAAATTATAAAGTTTCTCCTAAATCAAATCCAGTTTATATAAATCCAATTTATCCTAACATTGACATTAATAAGTCACATTTAATTGTTAATTTTATATATTTAGATAATGATGAAAGAAAAAAATTTATTTTTTCTAATCATGAATATTTAATTACAAATATTCAATATTCTGGCGAAAAAGTAATAACAAACATAAATTCAAAAGTTAAATTAGATTTTATAAATTGTTCAAAGCAACTTATATGGATAGCTCAATATGACAAGATTTTAAGAGGTAACATTAATGATAAATTTAATTATACATCTGACTTAAATAATAATGGTTCAAATATAATTGAAAAAACAACTTTACTTCAAAATGGTAATATTAGGTCAAAAGATGACGATAAATATTTATACAATTATTTACAGAACTATATATATTATAATTCAACTATTAGTGAAGGTATAAATTTATTTTCATTCTCAATTGATCCTATGAGTCACCAACCAACAGGGGCATGTAATTTTAGCAAAATTAATGACTTTGTATTAGATATAAAGTTAATTTCAGATATAAGTTATGATAACCCCGTAATAATTAAAGTATTTAGTCATGGATATAATGTATTAAGGATAAATAATGGTATTGGAAAATTAGTTTTTATTTAATAAAAGCTTATCATAAATATAAGAGTTTTTTATTAAATTAACTACATTATCTAAATTTTTGTTATTATTTGACTTTAAAATACCCATAGTATTTAATGTATTATAATCACTAAAATTACTACTAGTATTTTCTTTAGTAATATGTTTGGCTTCTTCTAACTTGAGTAATATTTCACTATCGTTTAATTTATTGTCAAATAATATACTATTTATATCATTTTCTACATCTTCATTAAGTTTATTTAGAATGTTTTTATAATAAATTTTATAATTTTTCATAAATGATTTTATATTATCACTTTTATCAAAAGATACATTTGCTATTATATTATTTATAATTGTAGCATAGTCATACCATTTAAATTTATTAAATTTAATAACTATTTTATCTAGATCTGGAGCTATTTCTTCATTATTGTTTCCAATTAAATAATAATAATCATCATTATATTTAATTATTTCATTGTTTATTATTCTGTTATTTGATGAAATACTAGAATTTGGTACTTTACTATGAGTATCATTTATTTTATATATTATGTGTAAAATATATTTTCCAGAAATATTATTTTTTAATATAAAATCAATTAATCTAGATTTATCATAATTAATACTAAAATTATTATTGTCCTCTGAATGCTTCAAATAAATTTCACCATCTAATTTTACTTCTAAATTTTTTAGCTCTCTTAAAATTAGATTTTTATCATTTATTTTCATAATTTTTTTATATTGTTTATTATACTTATATAACCCTATCTTTATTGACCCATGATCTACATTTTCGTAATAACCTACATCTGTTATACGTGATATTTCAATGTTTTCTATTTCTAGTCCCTTACTTATATTAATATGTCTCTTAAATTTAGTAATAACATCATCATCATCTATTAGCTTAATTATGAAATCTATATTTACATTTAAATTTTTTAATTTACTAAAAATTGAATTTTGGTCATTAAATATTTTACTATTAAGAATATAAATTTTTTTGTTAATATCATTTATACATAAGTTAAGATATTCTTTTAGGTGTATAGAGTTATTAAGTTCTAAATCTACATCTTGATGTTGTGTCCATGAATCAAAATCTTCATAATATTTTATATTTAAATTTGAGCCAAATTTTGACAATTCAGAAATATCAATGTTATAAACTAACATATTTAAATCTATTTTTTTTTCTAAAATTTTAAATTTTAAATGTTTTAATATTAATTTTAAAATAAAATAATTTGTGTCATTTGTCGATATTTCATAATAATGATTAAAATCAAAAATCTTAAAATTGTTATCATTTCTAAAAAAAGTTCTTGACTTATCTCCATATGGCTTTTCAGTTAAGACGTTAATTAATTGTTTATTACATGTCATTACAATATCTTCGCCATCAATTTCAACAATTTTATTACTAACATTTAAATATGTTCTAAAACAATGTTTACTAAAATATTCATATTTATTATTTTTACTTTCAGGTTCTATATATATATCGTTTTTTTCTTTTTGAAAATTAATATGATAGAATTTTAAGTTATTTTCCAAATTTTTTAACAAGTCATAAAAATTATCAAAAAAATGAATATTATTTTGAATTCCTAATGATAAAATATAATATTTGAAATTTAAAAGATCATTAATTTTATTAATATAATATGCATTTTCTATAAAAAAATAATTTGAATGGTAATTTTTATTTAAATCTATTGCCTCATCGTTATTTGGACACATTGGAATTTTATATAATATTCCAGAGCTTATAGGTATATTAGAATTAAATAAATTACTATCAATTAGTATTAATTTAACATTATTCCTAATAACTCCGTAAAATTTACTTAAATAACTTTTTAGTATTTTTTTATTATTTTCTATATGATTTAAAATTATAATACTTTTCTCTGAATATCTCAAATTATATAAATCAATCTTATCTTTAGTATCTTTTCTTCCATAAAAATTTTTATAGTTATAGCTTAAATAATTTAATTGCTCAATAGAAATTACATTATTATAAGTTTTTTTAAGTTTTTGTGCAGTGTTTGTAAGATCTAACTTTTCATCATTTAATTTATTTAATTCATTTTCAAATTGTTTCTTTGAAAATTTGTCATATTTCTTTAATTCTGGATTTATGGAATTTTTTGGATCTTTTTGATATTTTTTCATTCCATCATATTTTATAAGTTTATCATATTCGTTTGCATCTGTAAATAACTTTTCATTATAACTTCTTTCAATTTTATTTAATAAATTAATTAATGAGTCATCGTTTTCATCTATGTAAAAGTCATAATACCATTTTTTAAAGTAAAAGTCAGAAATATTTTTTTCTTTTTCAATTATATGTTTTAACTTATTATTAAATTTCTGAGCATTAAATAACAATTCATAATATTTATAATTTAGATATTTGTTTCCATCTATCTCGGCATAAAATTCATTTCTCAATATTTTATCTTTTTCTTTTAACTTTTTAGATTTTAAAATGAATCTTTCATATAAATACAAAAATTCTAAGCCACGAATATCATTAGGATTATTTGTAAAAATTCCAATTTTTTTAAAATTTCTATAATCTAATTTCATTTTTATATTCTCTAAATCATTTGTAAAAATAGGACTTTTATTATAATTAATATTCATATTAATTATAATATTTTATTTTTAGCTTTATTCTATAAATATTTTAAATATTTACTTTTCTAATAAAGCAGGTGGTAAATTAGCACCACTGTTATCCATTGAAGCTACATTTAATGCATTTAAGATATCACCTGCAGCAATTACTCTTCTTCTATATTTACCGTATTTTGAACCAAATTGCTCTAATGCTTCTTTCATCTTATCTACTGAGATATATTCATGTGCTCTGTCATTTTCTGATCTTACTAATAATGAGTAAGCTCTGAAGTGTTGTAAAATACCTCTTAATTGTTTTTCTTTTGCCTCTAAGTTATCAATTAACTCATCAATTTGACGTTTTGTCTCGGATGTTAATTTCTTCTTGTATGATGCAAGTCTTCTTACATATGATTCAAATACTGCTCTTAATTTCTTAGCAAATCTTGGTGGACTTGCAATTGCAGCTAATGCACCACCAGATAAATCTACTCTTTGACCTCCTCCAATGAACATTGGACCTACTCCAAATACTGAACCAAATCTATCTAATGATGAATATAAGCTTCTAGAGTAGTTATCAAGGCCAAATCTTAAGTCTCCTGATATATCTTCTAATTTAGTGTTATAAGATAATCCTTTAGCATATGGTAAGTTTGTTAATGGATCTACATTATTACTTGTAATTTCTTTTGTTACATTAATTATATCAGGGTTAGCGTTAATATATCCTACAACACGTTTTAAGAAATCAGCGTTCTTGAAATGTCTTAATAGTGTTGGTTTTAATTCCATTGCTTTTCTCATATGAGCATCGAGATCCATGCCTGTCTGTTCCCATTTGTCATACGCCAACATTGCTCTTTGTCTTTTGTCACATGTATTAGACCACCATGAAGCTACACTTTGAACTTTCATTTTACCAGTTACTGTATCTTGAACACCTTTGAATCCTAATGATTTTACAATTGAAAATGCAACTAATGGTGATATTTCATTGAATACCTTCACTTTATCTACTTGCCATAAGTCATCTGCTGTAATTTGAGCCATACAAGCTTGGTTTTCATAAGCACTATGTCCAAGAGTCCAGCATCCTACATCAAATCTTTTTTCAAGGTTTGGTAGGTTGTTTGCGTCTCTCATATTTTCACCTGTTCTTCCAATTAATCCTGCTTTACTTTTGTCTTTATCAAAATGTTCCATCAAAAGCACTGGTTTACTTCCATCTTTAGAATATTGTAATCTTCCATTTTTTCTTGTCCAGTTGTTTAATTCACTAGTAATTTCCTCAGGCTCAACTAAATCATCAGGACCCCAACTTTCAGCTCCAGGTGACCCTAATTCTCCTGATTCAATTGCTTCTAGTAAAGCATTTTTAATAGCTAAGCCATCTAAGTAATCTCGTGACCATAAGTGAGTTAATGATCTAATTAGGAAATCAGTTAATGTTAAAACAGTGCCTGCAGGTGCTGCACCACCAATAGAGTATGTGATAGGTATTATTTCTTCAGTATCTACAGCTCCTCCTTTTAAGACATTGTGTGTATTTTTAAGAAATTTAACTAAATTTTCTAAATCCCATTGACTTGCGGTAATAATACCATGTGTTTTTAACATAGATGCTAATGAATCTTTTACACTTCTTGGCATGTAGGTAGTATCTCCATCTGGTGGTCCTGTTGGTGTTACGCCTCCTTTAACAAGACCTAACATATTAGAAAATTGCTTTAAAGCTACTAGAACTAAACAAACTTTACCAGTATCGTCTTCAGCACCCATATTATATAGCAAGTTAAAGAATGAATGTACAGCATCTTTATCTTTTGTACTTGCATCACCAGTAACACCAACTACTGACATTTGAACATTTGGAATTTGTGCAGCTAATAATTTTAAGAAATTACTGTTAGCGTCTGACTTATCACTGTAATATAATTCAACAACTTTAGCAGATAAAGCATCGTCTCCTGTTTGTTTAAATGCGGAAGCTAATGTTTCTACAAATAAACCTGCATCATTATCTGCCATATTATATTTTGTATTGGTTATAGGAGCACCAGAAGGTCTTACTGGACCTTTCAGGCCACGACTTTCCACTGCTGCAAAAAAAACACCACCAGTTTGTTCACCACCTACTAAGTTATCAATATCAATATCTTCACTTGTTATCATATCCATTTCTGTATCATCACCACCAGCTTGATTATATGCACTCATAACTAATTCTTTTTCAACCATTTCAGCACCTCCAGTTAAGTTGAATAAGTTTGTTAATGTTTCGTGCATTGTTTCTGTAGAAACATCACCACCTGTAGCTTCTTTTAAATGATTTTTTACGTCTTTCATGTGGATTAATTCAGTTCCTCCCAATATCTTACAATTTATTTTAACTTGATTATTATCAATTGTAAACATTATATATATATATAAGCAAGAAAATTTATATAGATAAAAAAAACTATATTTTTTTTTTTCTTAATTAAATTAATGGACAGAAAAAAAATTATATGTTATTTAAGTGTCATTGTTTTAATGCTTATAATAAATGAGCTGACAAAGTATAAGTATCCTGTGCAAAAAGTCAAAGTTGAAAAAAAAAAAACTATAGATAAAAAAAAAGTAAAGTTTGTAAACTTTAATACAACATGGTGTTATTGGTCAAAAAAATTACAGCCAACGTGGGAAAAGTTAGAGCACAATACTGAAAATGATGAAACAATTGAAATAGTTGATGTTAAATGTGATCTAAAAGAGAATGAAGAAATGTGCAAGAAAGAGCAAATAGAAGGTTTTCCAACTATGAAACTATATGTAGATGATAAAGTAATAGATTATAAAGGTGATAGAAGTTTAGAAGATATTCAAAACTTTATTGAGAGTCATCAATAAAAATATTATTAAAATCCACTTTTAAATCAAAGTTATCATAGTTACTTGGTAAATTTACATTTCCATATAATGCACCAAATAATGCACCAGCAATACACCCAGTACTATCACTATCACCTGCATGAAGCATAGAAAGATAAATTAATTTTTCAAAATTGTTTTTACTTCTTAAAAGTGAATCATAAGCAATCAAAACACTATCTAAACCATTTGAGCCTGGGTTAAAAGTTAAAGGATAACTTCCAAATTTTTGATGAAACATATAAATACGTACAGGGAAGTTACTAAATTCATGATCATCTCTTAACTCTAATTTTCCATTTTTATTTAAAAATACCCATTTTTTAAAATTAATTAATTCATAATGAAATTCTATAATTCCACTCTTATGATATTTGAATTCATCAGGAAATTTTTCATTAACTTGCTTTTCTATAAAATTTAAAATTTTATTATTTTCAAAAAATTCAATTAAAATATCAATCCATTTAAATGGATTTACATTTTCAATTGCCAAAGCTGTAAATAATGCACTAGCAAAGCCTCCGCAATAACCTTTTGGGTTATTATGTGTTATTCTTGAGCTTTGGATACTAATTTCCATTAATTTATCTCTATTTTTTTTCCCATGAAAAAATAACCCTATTGGCATAGATCGCATACTTGCTCCACAGCCACCTGCGTTTTTAGAATAAGAAAATTTTTTCCAATCAAAGTCTCCATCTTTTAACCTTTCAATAGTTTTAATTGTTCTATTTCCATAATAACGTAATTCATTTTTTTTATCATTCAAATAATAATAAATTAACTTATCTTTTATTGACTCAATAATTATATCATTTGATTGATTTAATGAATCTTTTAAACCATGATATACAGCTAAATTCATAATACTATCGTCAGATGCAATATTTTTTTCTGTATCACTAATTTTAAAATTTATTTTTGAAAAGCCACCACTAGTTATAAAATTAAATATATGTAATGAAGTATATTCTGCAAGGCTGGTGTCACCTATCTTTTCCAGTTTAGATGATTTAAAATAATTAAATTCAATTTCACCATTTCCAAATCCTATAATATCTCCAAGAATAGCATAATTTAAGCAATAATATTTTTTTTCATTTAAATTCATATAATATATATAATATACAAATTAATTTAAAATAAAAAATATTTAATTATTTAATGGAAATAAGCGATTTAGATAATATTTTAGAATTAGATTTATATGAAGTTTTAGATGTATCAATTCATACTTCATTTGCCAAAATAAAGAAAGCATATAAGTCACTTATAATAAGAGTACATCCTGATAAAGTAAATGGAGATGCTGAGCAATTTGAATTAGTAAATTTAGCGTATTCAATTTTAAAAAACGATAAGCTAAGAAAAGCTTATGACAATAAGAGGAAAGAATATCTATGCAATAAAGATTTTATACATTTAAAAAATAAAAAAAAAGATAAAGTCAATTTATTATTTCCTAAAGACAAAAATGAGGCATTAACCAACTTTAATATATTAGAAAATGAATTAAATGAAAGACATAATTTTAATGCGTCTGATATGGATTCATTAACAAATATAGATGAAAAATTAGATAGATTAAATATAATAAGAAATGATATTGATAATAATTTTAAAAAATCATTTAAAAAAATTAATTTAAATGGTGAAGATTTCAACAATGTATTTATTAATACCTCTGATAAATTATATACAACAAATGAAATTGTACCTAGAGATATTAATTGTTATTCAATGACCAATTATAGTTCTACTGATAATTATAATAACTTATACGCAGAAGATAACAATTCAACATCATCATATTCGTCATATAGATCTGCTTTTAATGTAGAAGTTCCAAATAATATTGAAAATAGATATAATACCCATAATTTAATCAGCAAAGTAGAAAGAGAAGAAGCTAAAAAAAAATTCAATGACTATAATATAGAGTTAAGAAATTCACAAAATATTTTTAAAAATGATTAATCCTCGTCAGATAGAAATAATATATCTGTTTCAATATCTTCATCAGAGGTTAAATAAATATCATAATCTTCAGTAATTTGTTCGCAATCTGATTGAAATTCTATATTTTTAACAATTTTAATTATATTGTCACTTTCTGTTTTATTTAATGTATCTGAGAAGTTTTCTGTATCTGAATCAATAAAATCATTAAATTTATGTTTGTTTTCTAACGTGTAATTATAACCTGTTTCTATTAAATTTATAATATCATTTTTTGACAATTCAAAGTTTGAGAAACAACCTAAATCAAATGAAAATTTAATAGTATTACTTTCATATAAATGAATATTTTTATTAGTGTCAGAGTATATAAAACATTTGAATAAAATAGGAAGATATTGTGTAATATCATTCATCTCTTTATTTTCACAATCTAAATTTTTATCAAATACACAAAGACCTATTGTTTTTTCTATCTCGTCATGGTGGTAATTTATTGGATAATTATTTGAAATGCCACCATCAATCCATAAAATGCCATTAAATGATATAGGTTGAAAAACTAAAGGTATACAACAACTTATTTTTATAGCTAATAATATTTGCATATTAGGATATGTTTCATAATTAAAATAATATACTTTTGCTTCATTTAATGAAGTGCCTGTAATTGTTAGTTTTTTTTTTGTTTTTTTAAAATGGTCCATAAATGTAATTTTTGGATCTATATGTTTAGCTTGTGTCATTCTAATCATAATAAAATACATTTTATTTATATTATCAAAACCAAAGTTATTAATTAAATTATCTAAATTACCTTCAGACACAATTTTTGAAAAGTCAAAATATTTACAAAATTCAATTAGTTCTAATATAGAATAATTAATAGTAATTAAAAAACATACAATGCTTCCAATAGAAGTTCCAGTCAATTTATTTAAATTTTTTAGTAGGTTATTTTCTTCCATATATTTCAAAATACCTAAAAATCCTATACCAGAAGTACCAGCACCAGATATTACTAAATTTTCTAATTTCATTAATTAAATAAAATGTTTAATTTTTAAATAAAAAATTAAATATATTATAATATGATTAGTGTAAAACAGCTAAAGGAAATATCTGAAAAAAAAAAAAAAATTAAAAAAGAATGTTTTAAGAAGTTATTAGAGTTAGTAAATAATAAAATATTATTAATATCTAAAACAGACCAAACATCCACATGGTTTGAAATACCACTTTTTATGTTAGGATATCCAAATTATGAGATTAAGGAATGTTCTAATTATCTTATTAAAAAATTAAAAGAAAATGAATTCAAAGTAAATTTTTTAGAACCGAATATTTTACTTATAAATTGGTGAAATATTATTTAGCAATTTTAAAAAATAAATCAAGTAAAATTATTACTATTAATCCTATTAATATTAATATAGTTATTTCTTTAATTTCATTATTTTGCAGTAAATTTAATGGATTATTTACTAAATTTAATTTTTTAATTATCAAACTTCTACATTCCGGACATTCTAACACTTTATTAACTAACTCTTCATTACTTAAAGTTTTTTTTAATATTGATTTAGGTTCTTCCTCTGTTTGTAACATTATATCTTCAGTATTTATGTCTTCTGTATATTCATTGTCATTAGTCATATTTTCAAATATATTTTCATCATGTATTGTAGATTTTGGATACTTTGATTTATTTGTATCATTTGCTTCATTTACTTTACTATCTATATTAAAGTTATTTGTTGATAATTTATTTATATTATTTTCATATCTTTTATTTAAAGATTCTATAGTATTATTATTACCCCATGCTTCATTTAAGGAACAATACATTTATAAATAGTTTAGAAAAAAATTTAAAAAATTATTTTATATTTTTTTGCTGATATGCATAACTTTTTTTACCACATTTTAAACATTGTTGATATATTGATTTATTATTATCTAACAGATCATACATATAATGATTATAATCTTTTACACCTAAACACATATCTAAATCTCCATTAAATTCCCCAACGTTATCATTATATTTCCTAGGTAAAGACTTATATTTAATTTCTATCTCATTTTTGCACCAATAACATCTATATTTCTGAGTATTTCCTTTTGTACCAGTATATATCCATACATGATGTTCTTTAAAAGTTTTTAATTTATCATTATTTAATTGTAAATATGAATTATATTTATTATCATCTTTTGTTAGTAATATAAAATTTTCAATACCGTAACTAGTTATTTCTCCGTTTTCATCAGTGAAAGGAAAAACTTCATATGACCTTATTTTACATGGCTTTATGTCATTATAGCCCATATTTGGATGTTCTAATATATTTAGATATTGTGTAGACTTTTCATTGCAATTTCTACAAACATTTATTAACTTATCTCCATGTAATGAATCAATTTCAAAATTTTGTTGATGTTCCTTTAACTTTTTAAATTTAATTTCTGAAATTTGCCTTTTAGTACTAATATAGTAATATGGAATCATATCATGACTTCCAGATGAACAACTAGTTACTTTTCCTTCATCATCTAATGGCAGCGCTAAATAATTTTTAGCTACCCATGATATTTCATTTTTTTTTTCATTTAAATATGGCTTAAATGATGATGATATTTCTTGATCTTTAAATTTGGCAGTCCATTCACATTTATGACTTTTGTAGACGTTAGGTGTAGATGATTTAAAGTCAATATCATTACCTAAAATATATGTCTTTCCTGCTTGTAAGTTATCTTTATATTTAACATTTTCTAATGACGTTTTACCAGATGTATATAAGTTAATAAAATCGACTTTGAAATTATATATATAATTTTCATTAGTAAAAATGTTAGTTCTTTTTTTATTGCTACAATAGTCTACATTAAAAATTGTATTATTAGGTAAGATTTTTGTATAAGCATAACCTATGCTTTTTGGTAAAGTATATGCATATCCATTGAAACAAAATGGCTTACAATCACCATTTAACATTCTTTTTCCGTCACATGTTGGATCAATACATTCACCTGGAATACAATTTAAACCATAACAATCACCAGCTCTACATCCAACACCTTTACAATCACCAGCTTCACATTCTTCACCGTAACAATCGCCAGCTTTACAATTCATTCCTTCACAACCAGAAGCTCTACAGTCATAGCCTGTACATTTAGAGGAATAACAATTTGGCCTTACACAACCATAGCTTTTTAAATGTGTATGTTTTCTTAAGAAAATTAAAAAAATTAAAAAAATAATTACAAATAAAAATGCAATTTTTTTTAATTTTTTTTTTAAAAACCATCCAATTAATGAATTATTATATTGATACATATTATATTTATATATATATATTATAAATATGGTTTTTTTAAAAAAAATAAGAAAAAATAAAAGATTGTATAACTTTATAAGTTTGTTATTAATTTATTTGACTTTAATATTATTTTTGTTAATAACATCAAAAATTATAAATATTAACAATCCTATAACTATTAATACTAAGTCAAATCTAAAAAACAATTTTAGTACAAATTTAAATAGTCATATAATACCTAGTCCAAGTAAAATAAATATTCCAAATAATAATATAAATTTTCCCAAATCAAATATTTTTTCTCCAAAAAATTTATATAATAATTTTCCTTTAGATTCACAAGATATAGTAAATCAAGTTAATGAACTTCCTGTACCTTTAAATAATATTTATGATATAGATTATAACATATAAATACTATAAATTTGCGTATTTAAAAATATATAACTTTCTTAAATTAATTAATAATGAGTAATGATAAAAAATTTACAATGTCAACAGATACTGACTTACATTTTGATATGTTAGCAGATAAATCTAAATTAAAATTAGTACCTAACTACAATACTCCTATTATAAAAGAAGACAATGAACAATCTAGTGTTAGTGAAGTAGATAACAATTTTAATTTAGATGCTAACAGTAGTGATGAAAGTGATAAATTTAATAAAGAAAAGTCAGATACACCTATTCAAAATCATTCAGAAACCAGAAATAACAATATGTCAAATAATAATTCTTTCATATCAGAATCTAAAGAACATTCATCAAATAATTATGATAATGTAAGAAATAATTTCAATTCAGGTATTTATGATGATGCAAATAATAAAATTCCTCAAAATAATGTACAAACTCATAATATACATGAATTATATTCTAACAATGCTGAAGTACCTTATGATTTGTTAGATGAACAAACCAAAAAAATTAAAAAAATGGAAATGTATGCTGAATTACTTTCAATAAAGAGATCAGGTATTCAACTTACAAGAGAATACTCATTAAATTCTGACTATAATGAAATGGCTTTTGAGGTACAATATTGGAATACTCATCAGAAGAAAAAAGATGCAGTTGATATAGGGAAAAATTTTATGATAAATGCAGTTACTGCATTAGAGTTTATGAATGAATCATATGATCCATTCGGATTGAAGTTGAAAGGTTGGTCAGAACAACTTGAATTAAATAAGGATTCATATAATAACGTTTTTGGAGAATTATATGAAAAGTATAAGAATACAGGAAGAAAAGTAGAGCCAGAAATAAAATTAATATTAATGGTTGGTGCAAGTGCTGCATCCTTTCATGCATCTAAAAAAATGGCAGAGTCGTTGCCAGGTTTAGATTCTGTTTTACAAAGTAATCCAGATTTATTAACTAAATTACAAGGTGCAATTAATAAAAATATATCAGATCAAGGTAATGAGAAAAAAGAAGATCCTGCAGTATCTCAACAAAAAATGTATGAGCAAATGCAAAAACTAAAGAAACAACAGCAGCAATTTTCTGAATTAAGAAAACAGCAAGAGAAAGTAGATGAAAATAATAAAAAATTATCTGAGCAAATAAATGCTGTAAGTTCAAATAAAAAACAGGATAATGAAGACAGACCAGATATAAATAATATTCTAAATAAAATAAAAGCACAAAATGCTGCACGCAAAGCTGACGATATTTTAAATGATAATATTTCTGATGATTCAGATGAAAGAGTAAGTGTAAACTCAAATAAATCTAATTCTAGTAAAAAATCAAGTTCAGCAGAAACAATTACACTAGGTTCAGATGGAAAACCAAAAAGAAAGAAAAGAGGAGCAAAAAGTACAATATCAATTGTAACAGGTTAAAAAAATGGTGCTCTTGAATCATTATATTTTTCAGAAAATAATACTTTAGGTTCATTTTTTGGCATTTTTTTAAATTGTTTGTCAAAATCATTCCTAATTTCAGATAACATTTTTTCTTTTAATTCTTTTTTAATACTTTTTTGTAAATTTGAATTTAAATTATCTTTAACATTATATTTTATATTGTTAATTTTATTTGTAATTTCATTATCCAATTCATTTTTTATATTATTTAACTTTTTATCTTTTGATTCAAAATTTTCAGAAAAAAATTTTGAAATGTTTATTTTTAAATCTTCAAATGATGGAATGTTAACAATATTTTTTTTATTTTTATTATGATTTAAATATTTTTCTAAATAACCATCTCCAGGATATTTAGTATTACCTCCATATTGTTCTTTTTTATAAGTATTATATAAGCCATAATATCCTTCCATCACTTTTATTGGATTTTTATAAAATAATACCTTCATAAAACTTTGTCTTAATTCATTATTTAATATTTTTTTAGGATTTTTAATTAATAACTTTAATTCATTTTTATTATTTAATTTATATATTTTTATAATATTTATTAAGTCAGATTTTGAAAGTTTTTTATTAATATACATATATATATCAATTCATAAAATAATAATAAACAAAATTATAATTTAATTTATTTTTCAATATGTATCATAATTTTTTAAATACATGTATATTTAAAGGTAACTTTTATTTAAAAGTTAAATTTTATATACAATATATGAATGAGTCAATAGATTCAAGTAATCAAACTGAGGATATGAATAATATAAATAATAACGAAGATCAAATAAAAAATGAAGAGGTAGTACCAGTTAAGAAAAAAAGAGGTAGAAAACCTAAATTAAATAAAGAAGAAAAACCAAAGGTCTTAAAAAAACGTGGACGAAAACCTACAGGTAGAATTGTACATATTAAAAATTATGACATTAGTAACGTTGAACAAGATGAAAATTGCATAATCGCACACATACCATTAAATCAATTGGATATAGATAATGTTAAAAGTAAATATATTACAAATAGCATTGAAAGTACTGAACTATCACTAGAAACAAATTCATTAGGAAATAACGACATATCATTTAATGATAAATATATTTCCCACATAGAAGAGGAAAATAAAAAGTTAAAACATAAAATTAAGGAATTACAAGAAAGTAACAAGTCATCTGATATATTTTATTCTGATTATTCAGTAGAAAAATTAGACTCAAAAGTTATAATTAATAATAAATTTGATACTTTAGATGAAAATTATTTATGTTGGTGGTGTTGTCATAAATTTGAAAATACTCCATTTTTTTTACCAGATAAATATTATGAAAATAAATATCATGTTTTCGGTTACTTTTGTAGTCCTTCATGTGCATGTGCTTACAATATTGATATGAATGATTACAAACTTTGGGAAAGAAATTCATTAATTATTAAGTTATATAACGAACTAACAGATAATGTAATTAGTAATGTATCACCTTCACCGCCAAAACAAATACTGAAAAGTTTTGGAGGAAATATAACTATAGAAGAATATAGAAAAAAAACAAACACTGCAATAAATTATAGTAGTAGATTTATAATTCCACCAATGGTTCCATTAAAAACATTAATTGAGGAGTCATATAAAGATAGAAATAAATACAAATGGAGTAATAAAGTTAATTTGTCAAAATATAACAATTTGAAAAAAAATATAAATAACAATGATATTTATAACAACATAAGTAAAGGTAATAATTCAAGTTTAGAAAAAATAATGGGAATAAAGAAAATAAAAATTGATACTTAGCTAAATGAATTTATTTTCATTTTTTATAAAATACATACCTTGTAGATATGAGTCACATAAATCATCTTTTTTGCTATGGTTGCACAGATAATCATACCAAAATTTGTCATTTTCTATCAAACTTTTAGTATGTACAACTGACGCATTTTTAGTAAATTTATATTTTTTACTTGAATCTTTTAATTTATCTATTTCTTTATTTAAATCTACATCATCTATTTTAAGTTTATTTGATGGAGATATATAATATATATTTTGTAAATTTTCAATTTTATGATCCACTAATCCTCTAATTAAAAACCAAGCATATAATGTTTCTGCAATACTTTTCATTTTAGGATTCTTAAGACTAGGCTGATTTTCTATCAAAACATAATTTATATTTTCAAAATTCTTTTTGTCAAGAGCTTTTATCAACTTTAATTTAACAATTTCTATCGGAATTTTGTTAACATTTTGTTTTGTTTTTTTTCTTAAAATATTGTTCTTTTTGATTAAATTGTTATGATGTATTTTGCAACAATAAGATTTAATTTTGCTATTAAAATCTTCAATACAAAACACTGCTTTTTTTTCACATGTTTTTTTATTTGATTTCAATATTGTACATGTCTCTTCTCCTTTGTATGATGTTATATTTAATACATTCTTCTCAATTTTTTCAAATTGTCGTTTATGTAAGTTGCAAAAATAATATGTATCAGTACCATTTATGTACTCGTATGTTATTTTTTTGCAACAATCTGATTGTTCATTATTTGAATTAATAAAACCATGACATTTTAAATCTTCGTCTTCAATTAAATTAATTACTCCCCAATCAATAATCTTGTTATTTTCTGTAGTATCAATTAAACAAAATGCTAAATTTTTGATTCCAACATCCCAAGATAATATTCTCATAACATCTATTAATATTTATTTTTTTAAATTTATTCGTAATTATTATATAAAAAATCTGAAAATATACATTAATGGATTCATTCATAAAAAATAACAATCTTACTGGTTTAACTATTCCAAAATATACAGTTGTTCATGAACATAAACAACAATATAAAATTGTACCAATACAAATTGCTGAAGCTGCAATTAAATTAGCAAATTTAAATGTAGGATTGGGAATATCTAGCCCTACATATTGTGACAGCAATACAATTAATGTATATGTAAATTACAATAATTCAACATCAGTTGAATATGAAGTAGGTAGAATATTATCT